TTTTAAAGTAATAAATGCTTATTTCATTAACATGAAATTGTTAGCACCTTGTGTAACTAAACATCTTTCAGATAGCATGTGTATTTGCATTGCATCTAAAGCAGATGTAGCAGCTCCAACAGAACCAGTAGTCCATGTTTTAAGTTTTCTGTTGTCTGTTTGAGAAGCTCTGTATCTAATATGTAAGAAAAGTCGTCTAAGGTTCTTTCCTAACGCTTGGTCATAAACAGTAGATGTACCAGCTGGAACCATGACACCTCTAATCGCGTTAGCGCCAGCGTTGTCATTAACACCTCCTCTAGTAGCCTTATCGTTTAAGTATCTCATATCTGATTTGTAGAAATCGTAAGAACCTCTACGGAATCCTGAGAAACCTAAATTAAGTGCCATATCTTCTGAGTTAGAGAATACCCCGTAAGAAGTACCACCAGCACCATAAGAATTCATTGAAGCAAGCATATCATCCATTGCAAGAGACGTAGCTCTATTAACAAACATCATGTTTTCTTCAATTGCACCTTGACCATCAAACTCTGCTAAAATAGCGTCAAATTCAGCTAAATCAGTAGCTGGGTTAACACCAGTAACACCAGAAGTCGTATTACCTCTATCTTCGATAGCGGCAAATAAACCTTCAGTTCCAACTGTAGAACCAGTAGCGTATCCAAGAACAGCATCAACACCTTGAGCAGCACCAGAACCACCAGCACCGAAATTGTGAGAATCGTCATCTCCAAGTTCACCTTCCAACATTGCCATTTCTAAGTGATCAGTAAAACGAGCTCTAGTATCAGCTTCAGCTTTTAAATACCATAAGTATCCAGCACCTCCACCTTCAGAAGTAACTTCAACCCAACCAATTTTACCTGTATCAGAACCCGATACTTCGTAGTAATCTCTGATAATAATTGGTTTGTTGGAGAAAGTTTTGAACTTAGGTTCGTTAGCTGTTCTACTATCGGAATGAGTACCATCTTTTGCGTTGTAACCAACACCTTTGGCCCACTCAGAACCATAAACCATTATAGTAGTTTTCTTGTTACCAGTAGCTCCAGAAGTAGCGATCGTACTACCATCGTACGCAGCAACAGTAATATCACAGTCGTTCGTACCTGTCATTGATACTACTATAGCTTTATAAACTCCATTAGGAGTTGCCACTACAACAGTATCAGATACTCTAATACCGTGTGTTACCGAAATACCAGCTTCAGCATAATTGTTTCCATCGATATCAGATTGTACTGTGATAACATCATCCGCGTCTATATCACCTAAATAAGATAAGTGTAATCTACCTTGCTCCGACCAAATAACCTGGTCAGCAGTCATAGATTCTTCAGCCCCAACTTGTGATAAGAAGCCTGAAATAGTTCTCGGTCCGAAAACTTCAGCTTCTTTCTCCATTAGGTCTGGTACATATTGTTGACCCCATCCAGACGTGCTGTTGAGGTCTAAATAATTTGTTTCGAGTGTTTGCTTTATTGGAGCGGGCACACTATTCAAATTAGTTCCTGCAGTAATTGACATAATTTTGTAATTTTAAATTGTTATTTTTGTTTAATTTTAAACTTAAAGTCTTTAGCTGTGTCGCCTAAAACTTTAACTTTAATCCCACCAGCTTCCATCACACCATGGGATTGTCTAGGAGTCATATCTATATTTTTCGCACTTTCAATACTATTTTTCATAGCATCTGCTTTTCCTTGTTCATAAAAGTGGTTAGCTATAGCATCAGGATTCATAGCGGTGTATAAAGCTTTGTGATAACCATTAGCATCTTTTAGTTGAAATTTGTCTTTGTCAAGAAACTTCTCAACAAAACTACCTAAATCAGCTTGATCATTTTTTACTTTATTAACATCTTTCACGTTGAATCTAAATTTTTTATCTCCGACATTATATTCAAAACCTTTGAACTTGTCGTTAAATAAACTATTTGTTTTTTTAACAAAAACTTTTTGATTCGCTTCTATAGTATCGCTTTCTACCTTTGACTCCTTGTTGTACCTATTAAAGAAATCTACAGCTTTTTGTTGTTCTTGAGTCAACTTTGACCCAGCTTTGATATCTTCATAGTATTTGGACTTTAACCCGTCCAAGTGGTTTTTAGCGCCGGCAACTTGCTCTTTTAACGCTAATTGTTTTCTTTTTATTTCTATCTCATCGTCTACATCTTCATCCCAAGAGAATTGATCTTCTAATGTAAATCTTATTTCTTCTTCGGTTAAATGAGGTTTTGTTGTTGCATAATATTCCATTAGTAACGAAGCATCATCATAGTTATTATAGTCACGTTTCAACGCAACATAATCTTCTAAATTACCACCTGTTTCTTCCATGAAGTCCATTAGTTTTTGGATGTTTTCAGGGATTGGTTTTCCAGTAGTTTCAGCTTCAGCAACAGCTTCTTCAACTTGCTCTTCTAGTTCTTCAACTGTTTCTTTTACCTCTTCATCTGTAATTTCTTCTAAAACAGGTTGTTCAACATTTTCTTCTGTAGGTTGTTCAACATCTTCTTTTTTATTAGTCGTTTCTTCAACAATCTCTTCTTGAACATTCTCGATTTTTGTGGTATCCACTGGTTGTTCATTTTCCTCTGTTTTTGGTGGAGCACTTAAATCAACTTTGATAGGTTCGTCGTCTTGACTAATCTTTTTCATTGTTGGTTTCTTCTTCACTTTAATTTTTTCAACTGTATTGTCTACTTTTGGTTGTTCGATAGTCTCTTCTACTACCTCTGTTTTCTTTTTTGCCATAATATAATATAATAATAATTAATAAAAATTTACTTAGGATCAAATGCACCTAAATTAAATCCACCGCTTAGTATATCATTACCTGCAGATTCGAAATTTTTAGGTGGTTTTCCACTATTTCTTTGATCTATAAGTTCGCTTTGTTGTGATGCTTGTATTTTTGTTCTTTCGTCTTTACGATCTTCTTTGTATTTTTCTTTTTCAATGTCACTCGTTTTCATTTGTTCTAGTGCTACATTTATTCTAAATTCATGATCCATTAGATCCTTTTTAATTTGAGATTCATGATTTAAAACTAACATTTCATTTTGTGTTTTTGCACCTTCTATTTGCATTGTTGTTTGTGCAAGTGCTTGTGATTTAGTTATTTCCATTTTAGCAGCAGCTTGTTGTGCTTGAATGTTAGCTTCAGATTGTGCTTTTATATTTTCTTGCTGTATCTTCTGATCTTTATCTATCTTCCTTTTTCTACGTATTTTAAGTAATTGGTTAGCAAGTTTTATATTTTTTATTTCCCTTAAATCAATCGCATCTTCTAATTCTATATTTTCTTTTGATAAAGCTATTTGGATATTGTTCTCTAACATTGCTTTTTCTTCTTCATCAGGTTGTAATTCTATAAATATACCAAAATCGTATAAATGTAATTCACTCATTTCACTTAATACAGCAACGTTGTGCGTTCCTATAGCTTGAATAAAAGCATCTCTTGTAGGTGAGTATTCTATAATATCTGATATTCTAAGTGATAAACACTCAGCAGTTTCAGCAGTTAAGTATAACCCAGCTTGTAAAATGTGCCTTGTAGCAGTATTAGAATTAGCGGCGGCCATTTTTTGTATACCAACTAATGATTTAGGATCAGGCATACTACCATCTCTTGCTTCATTTAAACCAGTTACATCACGCATCATTTGAAGATAATAGTTATAATTTGCTATTAAAGTTTGTATTTTATTACTTCCAGCACCACTTTGTATTTCTTGAATAGGGATTTTACCTGGATTTCCATCTCCATCAGCAGTAAACGATCTACCTATAACACTACCGGTTTGAAAGAACATATTCAAAGCTTCTTGTGGATTATAATTAGTTCCATTACCTAAATCAACCTCAGCTAAACCATCCACATCTAGATAAATACCATCTGGTACCATTTTAGCTAATACTTGCTGTAACTTAAGATGTGTTAATTGAATCATGTCTGCAAAGCCTGTAATTCTACTAACTAAAGATTCTATTTTACCATTATATATTCTAGGAGCAACAATACTATAACTCATTTTAACTTTAGTAAAATCACTTTTAGGACGCATCATATTTTTAGACATTTCCCATTTCAAAAGCTTTTCTGTACCTACTATTAAAGCACCTTCATAAAGACACTCTATTGATCTTTGTAATTTACTATAACTACCTTCTTTAGCTTCTGGTGGATTAAAAGTATCGTTTTTAACTATCAATTTCTCAGAACCAGTATTAGTTTCTTTCACTTTATAAACTTCATTCATATATGTTTTATAATTAAAATATAGAATTTGAAGTTTATTACCATCTTCATCGTCAGGACTATAACGCATTTTAGTAACAGGGCCAGTTGTTTTTATTATTTCATCTAAGTCTTCATGCTCTAAGTGTGGGAATTGTTTGACTAACTCATTTATAGGAATTGATTTAATTTCCCCTGCATAATATATATCATCAAAATAAGGAGAATCTGTATGAGAATAAACTAAATTAACAGGATCAACATAATCTATAGTAACACCTTCTGATGTATTAAATGATGTTTTTACTGCACCTATTCCTATAGTTGTTAAATCATAATAAAATCTTTTTTTCGTAAGATCGTAATTATTTCCATTAAGTAAAGTGTTTATTGCTTGTTCTTCAGCTAACTCAATTTCTTGTTTATAACTAAGCTGCATGTGTAACTCTAGTTCCTCCTCTGTACTAGGTAATTCTTCCGTGGGATTCTCCTGCATATCTATTCCAAAAGAGTCACTTATAAATTGATTCCACTCCTTATTACGCATATCATTTAACATTGACTGCATATAAGCTGTACGTTTACTCATGCCATATGGATCTTGGGAGTATGCTTTTATATCATAGACTCTATCCGCAATACCATTAACTACTATATCTACAAATTTTGGTATAATAGGAACTGGTTTCCAATCTAAATTTAAATAGGACAAATCACCATTTACAGATAATTCATCCTTATATTTTTGAATTGATTGCTCTCCGCGAGCGTATAATCTTAAATTATGAAAATTGTTTTTATTAGTGGAATATCGGCTTTTTTGTTTGTTATCATTAAGCCATTCGTTCTCAATAGCCTTAGCTATTTTTAAGCCATAATCATAACTTATTTTTTCTAAATCACTAACAACTTGACTTGGAAAAGAATTTTTTACAGTTGACTTTGCCATCTTTAATTTTTAATTATTTTGGATATACTACCTTTATTTGAATATTTAGTAATATTTATATCTATTTTTGGTTTTTCTATTTTTGCGTTTGGAGCATATAAATGCCTATTGTTTGCCATAATTGCTAAACCTGAACTTATAGATGCATCAAACTTTGTACGTTTAGTTATATCAAATCTAGTCCAATCATTTAGTAGAGCATTAAAATATAAATCTCCAAATGTTCCATCTTGCTGCATACCTACGTGATCTTGAATATACATCTCGATCGCAGCGGCATGCGCTTGTTTTATATCCTCGCTTGAGTTAGGAATTCCTCCAACTTCTTTTTCCGCGACAGACAACTTGTTCCATATCTTGTCCGGCCTGTTCATGCTAAATCCTCTATAACCTCTTCGTCTCAAGTAATAAAGTAATCTAGGCTTATTATTCTCACAAAGTATTGGCATACCATAAAATACTATTGCCATTAAAACATCTTCAAAGAATATCTCTGC